ACCTACTCAAAAACTTAGGAGGTCAACCATGGCTTTTTCCGATCCCCAAACTGTGACTGTCAATTCAGTCGCTCAATCGATGGCTCGAGTAATAACAAATGGATCTCAATCCATTTACTCGAAGGCTGACAGTACATTTAAAATGACTGTCAGTCATACGACTTCCAAGGAGCGAGTTCGCTCCATGGTTCGTATCGATCAGCGAGCCATTGTTCCTGATCCGTTGACTGCTGTCAACGATTATGAAACACTTGGCGTGTACTTAGTTGTTGATCGGCCCGAAGTCGGGTTCGATGCTACAACGGTATACAATCTGATAGCTGGCTTGAAAACCTGGCTAGACAGTACTGCATCCGGAAAGCTTTTTGGGAAGGAGACTTAAATGTCTAATCCCTTGCTTTTCGGTCGTCGCGCTACGCTTTTGTTTTTGTTAGCAGTGATGCTAGCATTAATCATTGCGTTTGTCGTGGCGTTCAGACTCACAGTTTGACTGATTACCCCTCGGGGCATCAGATAGGGAAAAGTACGTGGCTTGATACCGACCTTCCAGTTGGAGGGCAGTATGAAAAGCAACGTAAGTGACCATATTAAGTTGTTGCAAGCTATCTATATAGATGCTTGTAACAAGTGCATCGCTGATGTCTCTGATTTACGTGATATGATGACAATCAGATCACGGGTTGAATCTGAAGGTATATCGTTTTTGACGATTACCCTTCCCAGGTTTTGCTCTGACTTTGAACAAAGTCTGGCATCTGGGATTATTGACTCAACGCGTTTTTCTGGTTTCAGAAAACGCGGATCAATCCCTGCATTCTTGCAAGGTATGATCAGTCAACTATTCAACCATGAGACAGGGAGGATTTACGATGAAAAACCTGAAGAGGCTGCTACGATCGTCGAGAGTGTTCGACAAATTTGCCTTACACTCAAGAAGATCGAACTTACTTGTACCCCACAAAGGGTCCAAGCGTCTCTCTTCGGCTTCGTTCAAACGGAGCAAACCTTTAAAAGCTTCGCGCTCCAACAAGAGGATCAAGCAGAATTTCTGCGTGTATCTTCTGTGCTGTGGGACTCTTGCATTTCTTCGATTAAACTCGAACAGTGCAGCCCGCGACACGGTCCTGGAGCTACTGCTGAGAGAGCTTCTGGTAACCAGAAGTATACTTGGCAGCGTTGGCACGATCGTCTTGAGCCTTACTTCCCCTTGATCGATTGTGGGTTCCCTTTGGGAACCCCTTTGGATTCAGAGGAGCTCAAAAATGTAACGATCGTTCCAGAGGAAGACGAACAACCCGTGAGGGTTGTCTGTGTTCCTAAGACTTTAAAAGGTCCCCGCATTATCGCAATTGAGCCTTGCTGCATGCAATACACGCAGCAAGGGATTCGAGATGTTCTTTACGAACGGATCGAGTCCTCGAGTATTGCAGGTGGTCACGTAAATTTTCGTGATCAGTCTGTCAATCAAAAGCTCGCGATACTCGCGTCTTCTACGGGTCAATTAGCAACGATTGATCTCTCGGATGCTAGTGATCGTGTTCCACGATCGCTCGCCCTCGAGATGTTTCGGTCCAACCCCGATCTAAGGGATGCGATCGACTCATGTAGATCGACTAGAGCTGAACTTCCTGATGGGACAATAGTGTCCCCTCTTTTGAAGTTTGCCTCTATGGGCAGTGCTCTATGTTTCCCGGTTGAGGCCATGTACTTTTACACTATATGTGTAATGGCTTTACTCAGGGCAAACGATCTCCCTGTAAGTCACAAGAACTGTTTTTCAGTCTCTCGTGGCATTCACGTTTATGGTGACGACATCGTCGTCCCATCAACGCATGCGGTGACTGTTCTCGATTACCTGCGAAAGTACAATTGCAAGGTAAACGTCAATAAGACTTTCTATCGTGGAAACTTTAGAGAGTCATGTGGCGTAGACGCGTACTGTGGGTACGAGGTAACACCTACGTATCTAACACAGGATCGTCCTGAGAATAGACAGCAAGCTTCTAGACTCATTTCCTGGGTGTCCGCCGCCAACTCTTTTTATAAGAGAGGTTATTGGCGGACTGCCTCGTTCCTCTTCCAAAAGGTGGAACGGTTCTTAGGGCCTTTGCCCTATGTTTCGGAAGAATCTGGAGGCCTTGGCCGTATCTCGTTCCTGGGTTATCGCAGCGTGCATCGATGGCAAAGTTCCAAAGATCCGCGCCGCCCTAACTACCAACGCTTTGAAGTAAAGTGTTGGGTTCCAGAGCCAGTTTACCACACTGATAAACTGGAAGGATACGGTGCTCTGACTAAGAGTTTCCTAAAGCTGGACGACTTGAAAAACCGTCCTGTCTCTAGGGATGCTCTACATCTAGAGCGTTCTGCACTGCACGGCGCAGTTGCACTAAAACGCCGTTGGTTGCCCGTCACCTAGACGGGTCGGGGGTTATTCCCCCGGAGGGGCCTTGAGAGTCCTGGTAGCCTCGCCCCCTTGGGCGGCGGCCTTCGCCAGGCAGTCTCGCAGTGCAGGCCCCCCTG